TCGGGCGCACCGGCAAACGCTACGACGCCCGCGACCTTGACGCCTGGGCCGATCGACAGACTAAGATCCACCCCGCGGGCGCCTGGAGGGCCATCACATGCGACAACCATCACGACCGGCCGGACTCATCCAACGCGGCGGGATCTGGCACCTCGACAAAACAGTCCGCCTCGGCGCGGACAAGGTCCAACTTCGAGAATCAACTGGCACAGGCACGCTCAAAGACGCCATCGCCATCCTCGACCGCCGGGTAGCCGAGACCCGGCAGCAACTGCTGCGCGGCCCGATCGGGCGCGAGCATACCTGGAGCGAGGCGGCGGCCGAATATGTGGCCGATCTGGAGCGGCGTGGCAAGGACAGCGCCCGCACCTTGCAGGACATTCGGATGCTGATTGACACGATCGGCCGTCTCTCGCTCTCGCATGTGCATCAGCGCGCGTTGCAAGGCTGGATCGATGCCCAGCAGGGAACCCGGTCAAGTGGGACTGTCGACCGGGCGTTGCGCACCGTCTCGACGGTGCTGAACTTCGCCGCGCGCGTCTTGATCGACGGTAACCAGCCCTGGCTGGCGCGCGCGGTGCCACGGTTGCGCGCGCCGGATTGGGGTCAGCGCCAGCCGCGCCCCATCACCTGGGAGGAACAGGACCGCTTGCTCGCCGAACTTCCCGAACATCTGATCGCGCCGGTCCTGTTTGCTCTCTTCACCGGGGCCAGACAGGCGGAAGTCACCACGTTGCGCTGGGAGGCGCAACGCACGATTCCCGGTCTTCCAGCGCTGGCGATCTGGTGGGTGCCGCCGGACATCCGTAAGGGGAACAGCCGAAAAAAGACCAGCGAACAGGACGGGCGCTTTATCGTCTGCAACCGCACGGCGCGGGCGGTGATCGAACAGCAGCGCGGAAAGGATGCCGAGTGGGTGTTCCCGTCCCCGAATGGCGGGGCGCTGTACCGGATCACCAACCACGGCTGGCGCACGGCGCGAACCGCCGCCGGACTACCGATCCGCGTGCATGATCTTCGCCATACGTTCGGCGAGCGGGCAGCCGATGCGGGGATTCCGCTCGACATCCGCCGGTCGCTGCTCGGACACGAGCACCGCGACATCACCCTGCATTATTCGTCACCGGGGCTGGCGCGGCTGCTCAATGAAGCGGAGCGGATGGTGCGACCATCGGCCAGTTTGACCGTGATCGCCGACGAGGTCGCGTGACCGTTTTCCCACAAACACGGCCACGCTCACAGGAACACGCAGCGGATATACTTTAACTCGTTGATTTTGGCGCGCCCGACAGGATTCGAACCTGTGACCCCAGCCTTCGGAGGGCGGGGAAGCCGCCTAAACTCAACACTTGCCGGGCGCCCGCACGCATATCCCGGCATGATTCAGTATGGTCTTTCCCACATGTTTCCCACAGGGACGGCAAGGCCGGGCGCGTTGACGCCGGTCAGTTCGTGGCCGCTCGCGGTCAGCTACGCTGGGAGGTGGGAATCAACGCACAGGAGATCGACATGAAGCGGGTCATTGGGGTGGCTGGGTTGCTGGTCGCGGGGATGGCTGGCGCGGCGCCAGAGGACCAGATCAACCGCTTTCTGGGGCAGGTCCCCGAGTGGGGCGAGCCGGCGCGTCAGGCGGCCGTTCGCCAGCAATATGACCGCGAGGTGGAGGCCGCGCAGCAATTGCGCTGGCGCTCCGCGGGCGGGGCTTCGTCGAAACGGAAACCGGGTAGCTATGGCGCGCTAGAATCGACGTACAGCGACAGCAGCGGCTATGAAAGCCACACCTATCGCAACGGCGGGACCTATACCACCATCCGGATGAATGATGGGAAGGTCACGGGGACCTCGACGTACCAGACGCGGTAGGGCCGTTGACACCCGCCGCCGGTCGGGCCTATGCTGATCGGCAAGAGGCGTGACAACCTCCTACAGACGGATCCGCACCCGATAGCCATGCGGTATTTTTTTGCCCCGATTCAGCTTTTCGCTGGCCGGGAGTTCGGTTAATAAAATACCGGGAAACCGGGAATAACCGAGCGGTTCTGTAGCCGTGTCACCCTCCCGGCCGCCACAGTCTTTGTGGTTTGCGTGACAGCAATACAGGTAAGCAGCATGAACAGCCTGATCCCCATCGCGCCCGTTTCCGGCGAAACCGCACTCGTCCCCGTTTTCCTTGGCCAGATTGGCGGCGTGCCTGCGCACGTTTGCAAGGCAACCGATCTTCACGTTTTTCTTGAAGCTGGAACGAAATTCGCTGATTGGTTCACTGCCCGCGTCGAGAAATACGGATTTGTTCAGGATCAAGACTTTGCATTGATTTCCGAAAATTCGGAAATCAAAAAAGGCCGCGGCGGAGACCGCAAGAGCAAGGACTACCTCCTCGGCCTCGACATGGCCAAAGAGCTGTCCATGGTCGAGAACAACGCCAAGGGCCGGGAGGCGCGGCGCTACTTCATCGCCATGGAGCGCAAGGCCCTCGAAGCCGCTGGTCAGGTGGTGCCCGCGTCCCATCAAGAGACGCTCATCCCCTCCGAGCAGCAAACCCTGAGCGAGATCGTTCATCACAAGGTCGCGCACCTCACGCCCGAGCTTCAGGGTAAGGCCCTGGCCGAGGCCTGGAGCCGCCTGCACCGCAAGTTCAGGATCGCCAAGTACAGCCAACTGCCCCGGACGCAGTTGTCCGAGGCCATCGTCTACGTCACCAGCCTGGACCTGCGGTGCGCGCCAGCGGTCCCGGTCACTGACCCTGCCGACGACGACCGCATCAGCCCCCAGCAGGTTCAGGACATCTCCCGCGCGGTCCATGGCTGCCTGTCCGGCTGGATCTTCCACGACCAGGACGCCCAGCAGGTCTACAACACCCTGCATGTCGCTTTCCACATCCAGCGCATTGCTGATCTGCCGGCGAGCGACTTCGAGCCCTGTCTGCTCCTGATCGCCGCGATCAAGGATTGGGCCGGTCACCTGTTGACCTTGGTCAGCGAGATCCGCGCGTCCTTCTTCCGGGATCATCTGCGCGGGGGGCTGCCCTGGACGCCGCAGATCAACCGGGTTTGGAAGGCGCGGATGAAGACGGCCATCCCGCCCCGACCGGATTGGATCGCGCTGCAGCGGCAGTTGGCGGCGAGCGACCCCCGCTTTGAATTGACGCCGGTGGTCTGACCGCCCGCGGCCAGGGACGGCTACACTCTCTTTATCCCAACCGGAGCCCCCCATGAGCACGATCACCTTCGATACCCTCAAATTTGCCCGCACGCTGAAAGAGGCCGGGATCCCCGACAGCCAGGCCGAGGCCTTTGCGGTGGCCTTCCGCGACGCGACCAGCGAGGAGCTGGTGACGCGGGATTATCTGGATGCCAAGCTGGAAGCCACCAAGGGCGATCTCATCAAGTGGGTCGCGGGCCTGATGATCGCCCAAGCCGCGCTGATTGCGGCACTGGTGAAGCTGCTATGACCGCCGAGATTGAAAACCTGGTCCTCGAACAGCTGCGCGCCATTCGGGCGGATATTGCCGACCTCAAGCGGGAAGTGACCGGGAACAGCGTTCAGCTATCCGCGATGGGTCAACAACTGGCGGGACTGACGGCGGCGGTCTACGGCGGCAAGGGCGACGTGGACGAACTCAAGCGGCGCGTCGAACGCATCGAACGGCGGCTGGAACTGACCGACTAGACCGCGGCGGCGCCTGGGTGGCGCCTCCCGGCGGCCACCAGCGCCGGCAAGACCCGCGCGACGGCGCGGCGCCAGAGGTCCGGCGTCGAGAGGCGGGAGGAGGATTCGCCGTCCACCGCCATGCGCTTGACCGCGCCCATGAGCGGCAGGTGATGCCAGTCGCCCGGTCCGGCCATCAGTCCGCACAAGACATACTCTTCATGCGTCGGCCAGCGCGCCAACTCGGCCAGGTGGGGCATGACCGCCGATCGCCGCATGAGTTTGAGGTGGGTGATGCAGTCGGGCCAGGTCAGTTGCTGGAGCGGCTGCCAGGGGCCTTTGCACAGCGGGTGCCGGCCGCCGTCCGGCGCCAGTCGCTGCAGGTCGGTATAGACGCCGACGGCCGCGGGATGGGCGTCGAGATGGGCGAGGCAGGCCGCCATGGCGCCCGGCAACAGATAGTCATCATCATCGACAAAACTCACATACTCGGCGGTCCCCAGGCCGAAGGCGAAGGCGCGCGCGGCGCCGATCTGGCCCTCAAAGCCGCCCGCGATCAGGTCCACCCGGCACGGCTCGCCGGCCAGGCTCTCCAGCGTGTCCGTCAGCCAGTCGGGGCGCCGACGATGCGAGAGCACATGCACCTCGACCCGGGCACCGGCGGGTGACTGAAGGCGGGTGATGGTCGGTCGCTCGGTCAACGCCATCAGCCGGAATAACGGTAGACGATGACCAGATAGATCGGCGCCAGGACCTTCCGCTGACCATCACAGATCACGGTCGCGGTCGCGGTCAGCAGACCAATCCCTTGTTCCCGCGGATACACGGCCAGGCCTACGGCGAGGGCGCGATCCGGCGTCAGGATGTCGGGCGCGCTCAGTGATGCAGACGGATCGGCGGTCGCCCAGGTGGTCGACCAGTTCACCGCGCACCCGCAGAGATCGCCGGTGACCTGCGCGGCGGCCAGGGTGGTGTCGACCCCATCAATACTGAGTGCGTAGTTATACGACTTGATCGCGACGAGCTGTTGGAGATCGTAAGCCCGGCTGCGGTGGTTCCACCAGGCGGCCTGGCCGATCTCCGGTCGGCAGCCGGGTTGCATCTTGAGCGTCAACCCCAGGTCCGGCGTGCGGCGGATGATTCTGGTGGTCATACCGTCACCTCGACCTCCAGTGGCGCATAGCCGGCGGCGACGACGATCAGCGCATGCGAGCCGCGGGCGGTGACGAACTGGACGCGCCCCTGCTGGTCGGTGGTGCGGGTGTCGGTGTCGTCCAGCGTCACACTGGCGCCGGCCAGCGGCTGGCCCAACTCCGAGAGGATGGTGAAGGTGGCGACGCCGTCGCGGTAGCTGACGGTCAGCGCCTCCTCGGCGGCGGCGTCGAGGCGGGCGCCGCGGCTGATCAGTTCGACGCGCGGGACGGCCCCGGCGCGGCGCTCGGCGGTCAGGGTCTGGCTGCTGGCGCGGCGGTCGACGCGGGTGATGACGACCTCGCCGGCCGGGACCCAGGGATGGGCGAGCGTCACCCGCTGGCCGGGGGCGTAGGCGGTCCCCAGTGGCAGGTCGAGGGTGACTTCCCAGCGCGGTCGGGCGCGCTGTTGCAGGGCGACGGTGGCCAGCGCCAGGGCGTCACGGGCGGTACGGACCCAGGGCAGGTCCAGATCGGCTTGGATCTCACCCTGGTCGGCGAGGACGTCGGGGGCGCGCAGGGTCAGCGACCCGCGCGGGCTGCCGACCGCCCAGTCGTAGCCGTAGGCGACTCGCAGCACGTTGCACAGTCCGTCATGGGTGGCGGTGGCGGTGGCGGTCTGGCAGTCGTGGGCGGTCAGGGTCAGCCGCGTCGGCGCGCCGTCGACCCAGGCGCGCAGCGGGGCGGCGCCCCAGTCGGCGTCGATGCTGCCCAGGACCAGCGAGACGGCGGCGCGGAGGGTGAGGTCGGTGTCGAGGACGCCGCCGAGGATGACGCCGGGATAGCGGTCGCGCAGGGCGTCGAAGGCGCCCGCGGGCAGGGTCCAGCCGCAGGCGGTCAGCAGGTGTTCGGCGAGGTCAGCGGGGTGCTCCAGGACCGCGCCGGTGACGGCGTGACGGCGGCCGATGAGGTCGACCGCCAGGGTGTTTTTCGGCTTGCTGGTCAGGCGCAGTTCGGCGATCGGCTCGCCGAGCGGGTCGAGGTGCTGGACCAGTTGCCAGCCACTGACGGGGGTCGCGCCGTCGCGGACGGCGGTGACGCCGACGATCGGATGATCGGCCAGCAGCCACACCAGGCCGGCGTCATCGAGCGGGAGCGGGGCGAGGGTGACACGGCCATAGACCCAGGGCAGGATGACGTCGGCGCGATACTGGGGCCAGACGATCGAGCGGCGCAGCGGGAGGCGGTCGGAGAGCAGGCGCGGGCGGGGCGCGGGGCCGGTCGCGGGGGGCACGGCGACCATGAAGCGCTGCTGGGCGAAGAGGCGCGGGCGACCGAGGGGGCCGCGGAGGGCGAGACGGCCGGCGATCGGGACGAGGACGGACCCGCGCAGGGCCGGGCGACCCAGCGGGCCGGCGAGGGCGAACTGGGCCACGGCCGCGCCAGCCGCGACCAGGCGCGGGGTGCCGAGCGGGCCATGCGCGGTCAGGGTGGCGGCGACGGGGCTTTCGACCCTGACGGCGGGCGTGCCGAGCGGGCCGGCGGTGGCCAGCAGGGCACGGGCGGGGGCGGTCGCGAGCAGTGACGGCGCCCTGAGCGGGCCACGCGCGGCGAGCGGGCCGGTAACCGGGGCCAGATGACGGGCGACGATGGCCGGGGGCGCCAGCGGGCCGGGGGTGCTGAGCAGTGCGCGGACGGGCGCCACCGCAACCAGGGTCGTGGTCCCCAGCGGTCCAGTTGTGGCGACCTGGCCCGTGATGGTGACATCCAGCGAGTAGGCGGCCAGGGTCCAGGCCAGCCACCCCCCCGCCTGGTTGACCGTGAACGCGCCAGGGTGGATCGCGGCCCCGGTCTGGCCCTCCAGGTAGGCGCTGGCCGTCGGGTCGCCGAGTGAGGTGGCCGGCGCGGTAAACGTAAATCCATCGTATCCAGATGGGCCGGCCGTCGTGAAGACGAGACTGTTCGCGAGACCGGCCGCGATACAGACGAACGTCGCGCCGCTGTCGGAGAGGGTCAGCGTTGGCGGCGTTGGATGGCCGATCCCGGAGGCGCCGGCCCCGTCAACGATATCCGCGCCCGTGACGCGGTAGGTATGCGCGGTGCCCTGCTGCGCGGCCGAGGTGGTCAGGGTCAGCGCATCGCCGCTTCCCAGCGCCAGGCGGTAAAACACCCCGCTGGTGAAAAACGAGCTGTAGTTGGCCTGGCCGAGCTTGGTCCAGCCCGCGCTGGCGGTGAGCGTGACGTTGCCATCGAAGCAGGCGATGCACAGCAGCAGGTCGCCGGCCGCCAGGCTGCCAGGCAGGGTAATACTGTGCGTGGTCGCGTCGCTGCCTGGACTGGCCCAGGTGGCGAGCGACTGGACGACCGGGCCGGGCATCTTAGCTGATGACGGCGCTGACGATCTCGACCGGCCCGCCGCTAACGATGCTCAGGGTGTTGAGCACACAGCGATCGGTCACCGCCGAACTGCCGGCCTGGCAGGTCAGTGAGCGATGCGGGTCGCCGTCGGCATCGCGGATGGTGGCGTAGCTGGCGGTGCCGGTGGCGGTGGCGGTGCCGGCGGCGGCGGGGGCGAGGGTCAGAACGCCAGTGGTGCCGTTGACGGCGCCGGCCGGGTCCTCCAGGTCGATCTGCGCCAGTTCGACGTCGGCGCTGTCGTGGATGGTGATCGAGCCCACGGTGGCCCCGGTGTCGAGCAGGGCTAGCAGGGCGGTATGGGCGGCGACGATCGCCGCGGGGCTCCAGGCGGAGAGATAGGAAGCGGCCATGTCAGGACTCCAGGGTGATGGATGGATCGGCGCCCAGGCGCACGGCCTGGACGGTGCCGGTGAGGGTGGTGCCGTCGTCCAGGACGACGGTGGCGCGCACGCGCAGCGGCGGGGGATCGAGCCGTGCCACCAGTTCGCCGCGTCCGGGGTCGAGGCGGAGGTCGAGCGAGGGCGACAGGCCACCGGCACCCGCTGCCACCGCGCCCACGTCGACCAGGGTCGGCGCGGTCAGGATCAGCGGCGGGATGGTGGCGATGGTGAGGGTGATCATCGCAGCACCGCCCGGAATGGCAGGTCGCACGAGACGAGCTTGTCGCCGCCGGGCAGGTAGTAGCCCAGTTCTTCGGTGAAGGTCACTTCGTCGGCGTCGATCTGGGCCAGGGTGGCGCTGGACGGGTCGCGGAGGTCGGGGACCAGGCACACCCATTCCAGCCCTTGCGCGGCGACGTGATCGAGCAGGGCGGTCAGGCCAGCGACATCGGTCTCGGTGAGCGCGCCGCCCGCACCCAACGCCCAAGACCAGCGCCCACCCGTGCCGCGTCCGGCATAGACCGCCGCCGGGTTGCGCCCGGTGCCGCGCGTCAGGCCGTATTGGCGGACGTGCTGCAACGCGGATACGCCCGCCGTGGGCGCCCAGGGCACGCCAGCCCACAGCCAGCCGATCTCGGCGCCGGATCCTGCCCCGTCGATGACGATCTCCAGATAGCGGGCCGTCGTGCCGGCGGGGAGCATGGTCAGGATCGGCCCCGCGGTCCAGGTCGCCACGCGGCTCCAGTCGGTGGCGGCCGTCGCGCCGCCGTTGATCGCGATGGTGGCGGTGGCGGGCAGGGTATGCAGGGCCAGCAGCACGCACTCCAGTTCGGCGATGGCCCCCAGATCGACGCTCAAGGTCGTGGCAGCGCCGTCCCAGGCGAAGGCCGCACCCTCGCGCGGTCGCCGCAACCGATCCGGGCCATGGGTCGCCAGGGCGGAAAAGGTCCACGAGTCGCCGGCGATGAACGAGGGCGTCGGGCCGGGCGTCGCGGCCAGGGTCAGCCCGGCGCCCAGGTCATGGCCGACGGCGTAGAGATCGCCAGTGGTCCAGGTGCCGCCTGACTCACGCCAGCGCAGCGTCCCGCCCTCCAGCGCCAGGCTGATCTGATCGCCGACCTCGAAGGGGATGCCGCCGGGGGTCAGGGTGGCGTCGAGCGGGCCGGCGGTGTAGGGGGTCGGGGCGGTGGGGTCCCAGGCCCACTCGGGGTAGGCGCCGCCGCTGGCACCGGCGACGGCCCACTGGTGCACGCCGTTGGCCGCGGCGCCGCGGCTGAAGGCGGCGGGGGCGGCGCCGACCAGCGGCAGGGTGAACTGATCGCCAGCGACATAGGGGCCGCTGTTCGACCCGGACAGGATGAGGGTGAACTGATCGCCCTCGATCAGCGCCTCTTCGCACGCGACCAGCACGGCGAAGCCGAATTCCTGGGTGCTCTCGAGGTCCTGCCCGTTGCGGGTGCAGGACACATAGGGCACCCCGGTGAACGCGGGGAGATAGACCCCGGACGTCTCGACCCACCAGTGGGTCGCCGCCGGATCGTCACGCCAGCAGCCGTCCCCGCTCCCGCTGCTGGCGTCAGATTTTGGGACCAGACCTGCGAGGGGCAGCAGGGCATCCATGCGCGCTTGATAGCGCCGCGCGAGTTGGGTCACCTCGACCCCGAGCCGCAGGTCGGGCGCCTGTCCCAGACAGATCCAGGTACTGGTTTCAGTGTTGACCGCCGGGTCGCCGACATCGTCGGCGACCCACTCCAGGTTGACATCGAGACTGAAGCTGGCGCCGGTGGTGGTGCTCCAGGCGCCGGTGAGATCCGGCAGGCGGGTCAGTGCCAGCGCCTCGACCTCGTTGGTGATGGTGCCAGGGGCGCCGGCCGCGACCCAGGTGCTGGTTTCCTGCTGGGTCGGCCCGGCGCCGCCGGGATCGTAGGCGAGGGTCGTGACAATGGTGATGGTGCCGCTGCCGGTCAAACTGCTCAGCGGGGGCGCCGCGGAGAGATTGGAGCGGGGCACCGCCTGCCAGCCGGCGCCGACGGAAAAGGTGGCGTAGCTGACCCCGGTCAGGATGTAGAGCGTGTTGTTGAGCGGGTTGAGCCCGGTGGTGCCGACGTACATCCCGCCGGTGATGTTAGAGAGGTTCATGCCGTCGAACACCAGGTGCTGGGTGACGCGGGCGAGCTGGTAGAGGTAGCCGGTGAGCGGGTGCTGTGCCCGAGCCCCCGGCGCCAGGCCGACGGCGATCGGCGTTGCCGGGATCGCGCCCACCCCGGCCAGCGGGCCGAACTCGGACTGGAGTTGGGTCAGGGCAGCGTCCCAACTGGCGCGGGCGGTGGCGTCGGCATAGATCAGGGCCAGGGTCTCGGCAAAGGCGCTGACGACCTGATCACAGAGGTTCATGTCGTCCTTGGCCCAGGTGGCGGCCGCGGGCGGCGACAGGTTCGACTGGGCGCCAAAGAAGGTGGCGCGCCAGTCGTAGAGTGAGGTGAGACGACTTTGATAGTCGGGATCGAGGGCCACGGTGGCGGACGCTCCTGTTGCAAGGCCGAGGCAGACGTCGGACAGACGCGGCGCCGGCAGGGTTGAACAATCGCAGGCCGTGGGCGGCCGGGCGGTGTAGCGATAACTGACGTTTTTGGCCGCGGCCTTAGCCCCGCGCTGGAGCGGGCGCAGACAGACGGCCGGGGTGGCGGCGGCGTCCGGGCGCGGGACCAGTTCGATCTTGGCGGTGATCCGCGCCCCGGCGGCGGTGCTGGGCGTCCCGGCGGGGATGGTGAAGGCGACCGGCGCCGCGGTATAGGGGACGCCGGTCACGGCCTCGGCCAGGGGGCCGGAGGCGCCGCCGACCACTGACCAGCGGTCGCCGCCACCCTGGTTGGTGATCAGGATGTTTTCACTGACCGCGGCGGGATCGACCTCGACGGCGTCGAGCCGCCGGGCGCCGCCCACGCCGTTGATGGCGGCGATCACCGGCAGGGCATAGGCATCGGTGCGCAACGGGAGGTCGGTGACTGCCATGCCGCCGGGGGCGGTATCGGCGACGACGGTGCCGACCACCTCGACCAGGGCCGAGCGGGCACTGAGCGCGGCCAAGAACTCGTAGAGGGTGACGGCCAGGTAGGTCTCGGTCACGCCGCCATCGGTCAGGGTCAGCAGGTAGTCGCCGCTGACGGTGCGGATCGGCACCTCGGACGGGATCGCGTCTGGCAGCGCCGGATCGAGCTGCAGCGACCAGCGTCCGGCCGACCATTGCCGGTATTGGCGATGGATGGTGGGGAAGCCGTCGAACACCAGCCGCGGGGCGTCCAGCGGCACCGAACCGTCGGGGCTGGCGGTGGCGCCAATATCCCAGCGGGCGTCGGGCAGTTCGGCGGTGCCGGACGGCAGGGCGGCGGTGGTGGCCGCGACCGGGGCCGACAGGGTCAGCTGGCGGGCGACAGTCAGGGTCAGGGCATTGCCGGCGGTCCCCGCGGTGCGTGCGAGCAGGGTCACGCCGAAGAAGGGCAGTTCGGCGCGCACCGCCGGGGCGCCGGCGCTGGCCAGGCGGAAGACGACGGTCTCGGGGACCGCGCCCAGATCGATGGCGGTGACGGTCAGGGCGCCGTTGCCGACCCCGCTGATGACGGGCACCGCGGGGCGCAGTCCGGCCCCGGCGCCGTTGAGGATCTCGACCTCCAGGGCGCGGTCGCTGGCGCCGGTGAAGGGACCGGTCAGGGTCAGGGCGCCGCGTCCCTGGCGGGTCTGCGCGGTCAGGCGCAGGTCGGTCGAGGGGCGGTGGGTGCTGGCGGTGAGGGTCGCGCCGACCACGGCGTTGGCGTGATTGGCGAGCAGGCGCTGTTGGGCGAAGGTGGTCATGCGCCGCGGCGCTCCAGGGTGGCCAGCACCGGCTTGAGCTTGAGGCCGAGGGTGCTGAGGCTGACGGGGTCGTTGACGTCGAGCACGCCGCCGAGGTTGATGGTGTGGCTGTAGTGGTGATTGATGATCGACGTGGTCGTCGGGGCCTGGGCCATGCCCACCGTATCGGTGATCGGCGCGGTGGGCGCGGGGGTGGCCGGGCGGTCGCTGGTCGCGGCGGCGTCGCTGGTGGTCGCGGCCTGCTGGGCGGCGGCCTGTTGTTCGGCGGCCAGGTTGGCCAGTTTCTGCTGGTGGATGCGGTAGAGCAAGGCGGCCTGTTCCTTGAGTACCGCCAGCGCCTCACGGTTGCCGTCGCGGGCGGCGGCGGTCATCTGCTGTTCGAGGTCGAGTTTTTTCTCCTGATACTGGAGGTTCTCGACCTCGCCCTGATCGCCGTTCAGCTCGGCCCATTCCTGCTTGAGCGCTGACAAACCGTCACGGGCTGAGTCGGTAAAGTCCTGCATCTTGGCCTTGGCGTCGGCAATGGCGGAGCGCAGATCGCGCAGGTCCTCGCGGCCGAGGGTGCGGGCAGCGCCTTCGGCGCGTTGGAGCCCGGCCAGGTAGTCGGCCAGGCCGATCGTCCCATCGTCCAGCGCCTGGCTCAGCTCATCCTGCCGGGCCGCCAGGTCATCGACCGCGCGGGCGTGGGCTGCCGCGGCACTGGCGGCCGATACCCCGGCGGCGGTCGCCTGATTGATCAGCCGAACCGACGCCTCCATCGAGGTGACGCGTCCAGCCTCGGCTATGCTGAGGTCATAGGCGGCCTGATAGGCGTCGCGGGCGACGTCGGCGTACTCGCCAGTCGCCACGGACGCGCGACCGGCGGCGGTCATGACCTGTTCCCAGGACACCGCGACGGATGCCAGCAGCCCGGCCTGGCGTTCGGTCTCGGCGTTGGCCTCATTCGCCGCCGCCTTAGCCTCCGCGGCATCCGCCTTCAGCATGCGCGCTTTCGTGCGCTCCTCGGCCGAGAGGTCTTTGACGTCGGCGGCCAGCAGCCGCTTGGTCTCGGCTTCCTTTTTGGCCGCGTTAGCCGCATCCAAACTGGCGTTGTACTCCTTGACCTTATGCCGCACGGTCTCGGCGATCGCCTCCGCCTCGGCGCGCTTGGCCAGCGCCGCCTCCTCGCTGGCGGCGATCGCCTCCTGCTCCGCCAGGGTGCGCGTGCCGTCGGCATCGGCCTCCTGCTGCTTGGCAGTGGTCAGCGCCTGCGCGGCGATGACCTCTTGATTCTTCGTGGCCAGCAATTCCTTGATGGTCAGGATCTCGTCGCGCGCCGCCTGATCGGCGATATAGATGGCACCGGCCACGTCGCCGCGGACCTGCGCCTCGGCTTCCAGGTTGCGCAGCGCGACGGCCCGTAACTGCCCCTCGGACTGCACGGTGCGGGTGGCGCGTTCGGCGGCGTCGAGGTCCTGTTCGCGGTTTTTGACCAGGTCGGCATAGGCATCGGCGAGCTTGTAGATCAGCGCCGCTTCCTGTTTCTGTAATTCCGTGATCTGCAGCGTCGCGTCCGCGCCGGCCTTGATCGCCTGTTCCAGCGCGCGGTGACGCGTGGTCAGGGACTCGTTCTCAGCGCCAAGTTTGGCGAGGACCGGCGTGGAGAGGGCGGTCGTGTCCGCCAGCCGACGTTGGTTTTCGTCCAACTGTTTGGTGACGTCGGCGAGTTCCTGTTCGGCCCGTAGCCCCTCGCCCTCGACCTCGGTCAGGCGGTTGATCTCATCGCGCACGCCGGCGACGGTCTCGCCGTATTGGACGGTGCGCGTGATCGAGCCATCGAGCGCGACAGCCGAGATCTCTAGCGTCGAATGCACCCCATCGAGGGCACGCCGATACTCGTCGATCTTGCCGGACTGATCGCCGTAGGTCTCGGCTAGCAGGCGGTTCTTTTCATAGAGGGTCTCGTTGGTGACCGCCAGTTGCGCGGCGGCGTCAGCCTCGGCCTGCGTTTGGTCGACCGCGGCCTGACTTTTCTCAATGATTTGCTGGGTGGCCTTGATCCGCTCCTGAATCTGCTCGATCTCGGCGCCGCGGAGGGTCTTGGACGCTTCCAGGTCGACAAGCAGCTGCCGCATCTGGTCCAGTGCTTGTTGATCCAGCGTCGCCAGGCGTTGCTTGGCGGCGGCGTCTTGCTGGGCTGCAACTGCCGCGGCGGCGGCGACCTTCGCTTGGGCCAGCAGGGCGTCGGTCTCGCGCCCGGTGAGCGTGAGGCGCGCGGCGCTGGCGTTGGCGGCAGCCATGGTCGCCTCGCCCTGGGCCTTGACCGCGGCGGCCGCGGCGGTGGCGGCCTCGCGCAGGTTGAGATACTCGGCGCCCGCCTTGACCGCTTCCGCCGCGAGCTCTTGCAGCGAGCGCGCACTGGTGGTGACCGTCGGCGTCTGGGTGTCAATGATGCCCAGCGTCACCTTGGCCTGACGCCAGACCCCGGCGAGCGCGTCTTTGTACCGGTTCCAGCCGGCCGTGGCGCGGTCGGCGGGTGCACTCCCCTGATCCAGCGCCGCCTTGAGGGCGGTCTTGTAGCTGTCCCAGTCGCGGCCGCCATCGACCGCAAATTTACCCGTGGCGCGGAGGACCCCCCCGACGGACGTGAGTTCGTCCCCGAGCGCCGGCAGCAGGCCTTTGAAGGTGTCGACGCCGGCGGCGGCCGTGACGCCGAAGGCCTGGCCCAAACCAATGATGGTCGCGGTCGTGCCCTTGATCCCGTCCGCAAAGACGTCGGTCAACCACTGGAGCGGCGCCGACAGCCCGGCTTGCCCGAGCCCGGTAAAGATGCCTTCGAACGCATTGCCGAGCCGCTCGACACTGGCGCCCAGGCCGTCGATGCGGGTGTTGGTGTTGTAGATATCGGTCAGACTCTTGGTCAGCGCCGGTAAGATGTCGACGGACAGCAGTTTGCCGGCCTCCATCATCCGGGTCAGGTCGGCGACCGTGACGCCGGTGGCGTCGCTGAGTGCCTGCATGGCGCCGGGCAGGGCCTCGCCCAACTGCTCCTTCATCTCCTCGGCAGAGACCACGCCTTTGCTGGCCATCTGTGAGATGGCGTTGAGGGCCTGACTGGTTTGGGCGCTGCTCTTGCCAAGGGCGCTCATGGCTCCGACCACGGCCGCAAAGACATCGCGGGTCGCCTGGCCTTCGAGGGCGGTGCCGCGGGTGGCGGCGGCCAGGTCAACGAACTGCGATTTGAGCGCAGACGCCGACTGACCGAGGCGATTGGCGAGGGCGTCGATGTCAGCCAGGCCCTCGATGGCGGCCTCCGCACTGCCCAGGACCGCGGTCATCGCCTTTTGGGTGGCCTCGAATTCGCGATTGAGGTCGATGAACTGCCGGGCGATCGCGACCAGGCCCATGGCCGCGATCGCCTTCTTCAGGTCGATAAACGAGAACGAGGCGCTGTCGGCGATCGTGGCGGCATTGTTGAGGCTATCGCCCAGATTGGCGCCGTCGGCGGCGGTCTCGTCCGCCACCCCCCCGGTCTCCGCCGTCGCCGCGCTCAGCGCCTCCAGCTGCTGGGTGGCCTGCTCGGTGGCGGCGGTAACGGCATCGATCCCGGACGCGGTCTCGGCGGCGCCGGTGTCGGCGTCGCCAAGGCCGGTCAGCCCGCTGCGGACCTGCTGCAGGGCAGCGATCGCCGCTTTGAAATCGGCGATCAGGCGCAGCTTTAGTTCGAGATCAGTGGCCATGTCTCAATGCTCAGGCACGGGGTTGTGACGTCCTTGGGGTCCTTGGGGTCCTTGGGGTCCTTCAAGGACTTCAGGAACACCAAGGACTTCAATGACCAGCCTTATTACGCCATCTGCACCCGGAAATACTTGGAGGTGCCGGCGCCGCTCTTGGTGGGGTCGAGCAGCACCTTGCCCTTGACCTCCAGGCTGGCGAAGTCGTCCCCGAGGAAATCCAGCGCGCTGGCGGCCGAGATCTTGAGCCGGAAAATATCCAGCACCACCGGGCTGTTGTTGTTGGCCTCGTTGAGCCCGCCGAACGACAACTCGTAGATCTGCCCGCCGGCAGTCAGGGCCTCGACCGCCGAATAGGCGCCGTAGCTGTAGCTGACCTTGATCGGGCAGCCGTCGGGGATGCCGCCCTCCAGGATCAGCAGCCCTTCGCGACGCACCTCGTAGTCGGTGTCGGCGACCGTGGCGAACGCCCCGCGATCGGCCCAGACCACGGTGCCATCGGTGGTGTCGGTGCCGTCGGTCTTCCAGGTCGGCGCGGTGGCGGCCGAGGTGCCGGCGGTGGTGCATTGGTAGACGTGGGTGCCGGTGTAGACCCAGTCGCCGACCAGGTAGGCGTGGCTGGTGGCCGGGGTGCCGGCGCCATGGGCGACCACGACGCTGGTCGGGGCCGGATGTGCGAGCCGGGTCAGACCGCCCTGGTAGGCGACGTGCGGTTGGGTGGTCTCGCTGCCGGCGACGGTCGCGGTGGCGTCGCCGTAGATGGCGCGCGCCAGGTTGACCGGGTCCAAATCATGCAGCGTCATGCTGGCCTCGATCCCGGTCACCCGCGACAGCGCCGCCCACTGGCCGCCACCGGGGGCGGTGTAGTCGGCCAGGGTCTTTTCATCCTCGCTGATGGCGAGCTGGAGCACCGAGACGTTGCCGATCGCCTGCAATGGCGCGGCGGCCATGGCCAGGCGCAGATAGACCTGACCGGCGTTGAGGGTGGGGCGATAGGTTTGGAGCTGGACAGTCATGGGGTTTGGTTCTCAGGTGGCAGGTGGCAGTTGGCAGTTGGCAGTTGGCAGGTGGCAGGTGGCAGTTGGCAGTTGGCGTGTCTCTTCCTGACAACTGTCAACTGACACCTGAACCTCTGTTCCCGCCGACACGCCGTCAGCGTGCCGTAAACCGGGGAGCGGCGACAGGCCGCGACCACGCAGGGTCAGCGGGTCAGGGCGTGCCTTTGATGATCTCACGCTGGTCTGGTAGCCCAGCGTGAGATAGATCACCCCCGCCCCATAGCGGGGCGCGGGGGCATCCTGGCCGATCCGCGGGGTATGGTCGGGCGAGGGGCGCCAGCCGAGCAGGCTGGTCTCGACCTGGGTCAGCAGCTCGCCGGCCGCGTCGCGCTGCGACTCGACGCCGCGCCGATTGCGCGCCACCAGCACGCAGACCCAGGATTGCAGGCGCTTCTCGACCCCCGGATAGGGCGAGTCGCCGATGCGATGCCCGCCGTAGAGCAGGTGCACCGCGGGGGCGTACTGCTCGCGCTCGCGCACCCCATCGAGATCGGCGGCGGCGAAGACCTGGACCGGCGCCGGCAATCGCGCGCGAAGGCGGGCGAGGAGCAGGGGTTCGGCGCTCAGCAGATTGGTGATCATCCGTAGTCCGCCAGGGTCGTGCGGTCGAACTGGCGCGCCGGGGCATCGGCGGCGATCGCGGGCAGACCGGGGGTGCCGATCAGCGGCTGGCCGAAGGGCTCGAGGCCGCTGGCGACGCGTTCCAGGAAGCGCTGGGCGTCGCGGTCGCGACGGCTCACCGGGTGGTCATCGGGCAGGCGGGCATCGTCGTAGAGACGCGCGCGCGCGAGATCGCGCCCCGCGACCAGCAGCACCAGCTCATCCTCGGCACTGAGCACCCGGCCGCTGGCGATCCGCCCGGTGCGGGCGTTGGCCAGATCGACTGCGGCCTGGAGCGTGGCCAGCGCAGCATCGGCCAGGGCCTGATCCTCCAGGGTCCAGGCGCTGCGATCGCCGGCGTCGATGGTCGCGATCAATAGGTCGTGATCGAGGACCGGCGCACCCTCGGGGGTGGTGAGCTGCGCCAGCTCGGGGGCGCCGTGGGCGGTGAGGAGGTCGTGGGGGGTGAGGAGCATCGGTTTACAGCCCCAGCGCCACTTTCTCGGCCCGCGATTGAGTGCGCAGCCCTTCGACATAGACCTGATACGCGGCCAGCTCGTCCTGCTCGTTGGGCAGAAAGGAATACACCCCGAGCGCGACCCCGGACGCGATGCGCGCATAATACAGCTCGGTGTTCAGTGTGTAGCGCGCGCGCAGCCGCTCATCGAATCGCTGGTCGATCAGCGTGATATGGGGAGACGCAGCCTTGATGCGCGCGCGCAGGGTGTCGTCCAGCACGACCGTTTCCAGCGCCGCGATCGGCGGCGGGACGGCCAGCGCCAGCCCGCTGGGGACAGACAGATAGCGCCAGCCGTCCAGCTCGCACAGCTCCGTCAGGCCGGGATCGGCATCAGGGTCGGCCGCCGTCACGCGGTAGACGGTGTAGGCGTCCGAGACTGGCTGGTAGCGCATGATAGAGGGCATGATCGGTGTCCTGGGCGTAGGTCAGCAGCGATTGCAGTGAATGATTCAGATAGATGTTCAAGCGTTTGGCAAACTCGATGAACTTGAGATTCATCGCCGCCTCTGGATTCAGTCCCATCGCTCGCTACCGCTCGCTATCACAAAACATACAAGGCGGCACGCGCACCCACAACTGTGCCCGAGCCGCCGCGCGCGTTGGCCAAGGTGACCGCCCAGACGCCGGCATACGCGCTGGTGGTCCAGTCGCCGCCGGCGAGCGGGCACAGCTCATTGCGCAGAAAATCGCGCGCGTAGTCCTCCCCAAACCGATTAGTCCCTGCTGCGCTGGCGGCCTCCAGCAGCCCGAATCCGGTGCGGCGCCAGGCATCGCCAGAAACCGCCGTCGACAGCGCCGCGGCGGCGCCGTTGCCCCAGCGCAGGACCTGATCGAGTCCCGACAGCGCGCCGAGCGTTGTGCCGACCGAGTCGTAGAGCGCGGATAGACCGGCCACGCCCCAGAGATCCGTCGCCAGCGTGTTGCCTCCGGTCACAGCACGCATCGCCGCTCCCGGCTTCAGCAGATAAAATCCGGAGCCATTACACGTCAGCCCTGGCGAGACTTCCAACAGCAGGCCGTTGAGATCGGCGACGCCCGAGGACTGACCGTTGTGCGTCGTTTTCGCGAATGGCATCCCAGACCCGGTTTTCCCGCACGCTTGGTATCCATCGCTCGCATAGATCACGCCCGTGTCGTTGACGTCGCGCAAGGCGTTGTTGTTGCAGCCCTTCGGAAAATTGATCACCCCAGCCGCGTCGTACCAAGCGCAGTAGGCCGCACTCGTCGCCGCCTGGCCGTGCGCCAGGCTGAGGAGCGCCAGCGCGGCGCGGACGGGCATGTGCGCGCAGAACCACTGCGCGCCGCGCGTTTTGGCCACGGCGATGGCGCCGGCGTGGGTGTTGCTGGCACCGACCAGGCTGAACGGATTGTGGGCGATATTGCTCGATAGCGGCGCGGCGCTGGCAATGGAAGAGGCGATGCCGTTGTTATTGGAGAGCAGGTATTTGTCGACGAAAAAGCCCGGCTGCTCCAGCCCGCCATCATAGAAGGCGCGATGCAGGCCATAACCGGCGGTGTTGGCGGCGGCGACGGTCGGGAAGGCTGAGCGCGGCAGGATCGACACGACATCATTCGGCTGCGTCACGCGGTAGAAAAAGGCTGGAATCCAGCAGCAGACGGAGCCGTCCGAATACTGGTAGTTGCCATAGGCGTCACTGCCCGGAACATCGTAGCCGACTAGCGGCACGAAGCCCGCCGGGAGCGACGGGCAGATCCCGACGCCGAAGCCGGCGGCGCCCGGCGTGCCGATATTGTTCATGCTTGAACCTGGGATGCCCTGCGGCCCCTGCGGGCCGGTCGCACCCGTGGGGCCGGTGTCGCCCTGCGGCCCCTGCGGGCCGGTCGCACCCGTGGGGCCGGTGTCGCCCTGCATCCCCTGCGGGCCGGTCGCACCCGTGGGGCCGGTGTCGCCCTGCGGCCCCTGCGGGCCGGTCGCACCCGTGGGGCCGGTGTCGCCCTGCATCCCCTGCGGGCCGGTCGCACCCGTGGGGCCTTCATCACCAGGAATACCTTGAAGACCCTGTGGACCCGTAAGACCGATTGGGCCTTGGTCGCCTTGCGGGCCTTGGATCCCTTGCGGGCCGGTCAAACCCATTGGCCCCGGCGGGCCTTCATCGCCCTGGACACCCTGCGGACCAACGTCACCCTGATCGCCAGTGACGCCTTGCGAACCCTGAGGTCCAATCGGCCCTTGGATGCCTTGAATCCCCTGGGGGCCTTCATCACCAGGGATACCTTGGATGCCTTGGTCGCCCTGCGGACCAGTTGCACCCTGGATCCCTGGCGGCCCCTGCCGCAAAGAGAGGGTTACCGCGATCTCGTCCGCGGGGGTGATGGTGATCTCAGCCACGGGTGACCTCGCGGAAGATGGCGCACTCGCCGTAGAACAGCGGGGTCACGGTGCCATCGGGCGCCTCCCATTCCAGGTCCCAGACGTAGCGCGAGGCGTCATCGGTCAGGGCCTCGCCGGCTGGGAGGGTGGTGGTGGTGACGGCATCGAGCCCGAACTCGAACTGGCCGAGCAGCGGGTCGAGCAGGGTGACGGTCAGCGCGACGGTCACCACCGGATCGAGTGCGGTCTTGCGAATCTGCGCCCGGAGCGCGGCCCCGGTCAGGTCGACGGGCGTCCCATCCGGCTCGCTGAGGGTGACCACGAACGGGCCGAGGGTGGCGCCCTGGCGAATCTTGAGATTGATACGTTCCCCAACGGTTCCAAGAGTGGCCATGTCAGGGCGGGCCCTCGTAGCAGGTAGCGACTGCGCGCCAGCGCACGGCCCACAGGGCGACGGCGATACTATCGACGGCGCCGCTGTAGAGGTTGTCGGCACTGACCTCGCCGTCGCCCGGGCGCAGCAGACTGAAGGCGCCGGGGGCGCTGAAGACGCCGTCGTGGGCGAAGCTCATGACCGCGGACACCAGGTCGAGCGCCAGGACGTCGCGGCTGACGGTGGGGGTGTCGCGCGTGACGAGATAGACGACGAAGGTCAACCGGCCGCGCCAGGCGGGGCCGTGGCGTTTGAAGTCGGCGATGCTGGCCAGCGAGACCAGCGCCACTGGGGCGTGAGTGACATGACGGCGCAGTTCGGCACCATCGAAGGCGCCGCCGACGGTTTGGACCGGGCAGGTCAGGGCGCCCGCGAGGGCGGTGACCAGTTGCGAACGGAGGAGCACCAGACTCATGGCAGCGCTTGCGCCAGATGGCGGTGCAGGAGGTCGAGGATCGCGTCGCGCGTGGCGTCGGGAAGTTCGACCTGGCCGCTGGGGCGAATGGGCAGGAAGGGGCGGGCGGGGATTGGCGCCGGGCGCCCACTGGGGGTGTTGTACATGCGGTTGTCGGCGCGGCCAAATTGGTGGGTGGCGGCGTAGATGACATCCGTGCCCACCTCGACGCGGTCCGCGGCCGCGTGGTAGTTGATGCTGTTGGCCAGGTGCCCGGTGTCGCGCAGGATCTGCGCCGAGGTACCGCGTCGCCGGGCCAGGGTCACGGCGGACAGTGCGTCCCAGGGGGTGCCCCAGGGGTCGCGGCTGCCGTCGAAGCTGAGATCAACCTCGGTGACCAGCGCCTGTCCGATGGCATCCATGGCCGGCGTCAGATCATCGAGATGCGCCGCCAGCGCCCGCAGTGCCCGGTTGACCTCGGCATCGTCGATGGTGACGCTGAGACCGCTCACAGCGAGTACCCCGCGACGAAGTCGGCGCCATAGACCGGCGTCCGCGTCCCGGCGGCGAGGGTGGCGCTGGCGGCGGCCGGGGGGTCGACTGGCAACAGGACCACGCCGCGCGCGACCAGCACCAGCCAGGCGCGCACCGCCAGCCCATCGCGGACGATGGGATGGCTGACGTCGAGGGCATCGTCCTGATGGACCAGCATCCGCGCCAGGGTCAGGCATTTGTCGGCGAGGATCGGCAGCGCGGCGAGCGCGTGCGGGCCGCTCGGCAGGTAGCTGTCGATTTCGGCGGTGGCAGCCTGGAGGCCCTGGTCCAGATCCTCGTCGGCGCGCAGCGCGAACTCGTCCTGGCCGTTGCGCAGGTAGCGGTCGCGGAGGGCGTCGGCACTGGCGTAGCTCATGCTTAGCTGACCGTGAGCTTGATGATGGACGCCGGGCGGGTGCAGAGGTTGAGCGGGTTGCTCTGGGCCTCGATCTCGTAGCCTTTGCCGAACTTTAGCGGCTCGCTTTTGGCGTAGTACGGCAGCCCGAGGGTGTTGACGGTCTCGGCATAGTCGGCCGGGGCAAAGCGGGTCAGAAAGAGACCGGGGACGCCGACCGGGACCGCGTAGGCGTCATTGTCGCCGACCTTGACCGCGCTGGTGCCGCGATAGCGCTCGAAGACGATCCCGCCGAAGTTGATCTCCTGACGCGGATCGCCGCGCAGTTCGCTGGCCTGCTGCTGGTTGAGGTAGGTCGCTTCGACGTTGGCGTGGGTGATGAGGTTGTCGAAGAAGGTCGCGCCGCACAGGGCGCGCACGCCACTGAAGGGGATGCCATCCAGGGCGCTCTCGATGTTGGCCAGGACCGTGAGGCACTTGGAGCGGATCTTGGTGGTGGCAGTGCCGAGCACGAACGACAGCGTCTGCTGCGTGACCCCAAAGGTGGTGAACAGTGAGACGCTGGCGCCATTGGCGTCGATGAAACTGCCCATCAGGGCGGAGAGCCGGTGCGACTCCAGGGTGTAGTCGATGTTGCGCCGCAGGGTGGCCAGACGTTCGTTGAGACGCGTGGTCAGCACCTCGGCTTGATTCTCGGAGCCAAAGGCGCGCACGCCCTGGACTTCGTCGGCCCGCAGGGCGCCGCGTTCGGGCAGGTGCGGGACGCGGAAGCTGTGGATCTTGCGCGTTTCGCCGCCGACCGGCTGACCGGGGGCGCCGCGCGGGGCGACGTCGACGATGGCAAGCACGCCGTCGCGCTCCTCGACCGCCGCGTCCAGGGTGCTGATCCCCTGCTCCTCGAACAGTCCCAACTGGGCGAGGCGGGTCGGGGCGTACTTGACGTTGTTGATTGCGGCCGTCAGCGCCACCAGGCTGAAGGCGTCCGGGGAGAAGGGGTCGACCATGGCCATCAGTTAGGACCTCGCGAGAATATTGCGGGTGGCCAGGTCGGCCAGCCCATTGGCATCGGCGCCGGTGAGTTTGGCGCTATAGACTTCGGCCAGGCGGGTGATCATCACGGCGAGGGTATCGCCGCCGGTGGCGTCGCAGTCGGCGGTGAGGATCCCCACGGCCGTGCGCCGGCCGTCGTCGGTGCCGGCGTCATCGTATGCGACGTATTTACCCGAGGCGGTGACCTTGCCGAGGAGGGTGCCGGCGGTCAGGTCTTCGCCGGAGAGGACGGTGATCTCGTCGCGCGAGAGCGTGCCGGGGGCCTCGGAGAGCAGGAATTCATAGGGACGGGCGCCCATGGTGGTGGACATCAGTTGGCCCTCCGGGCGGCATAGATGGCGGTCAGATCAAGGTTGGGCGCGGCAGCGCCGGGGGCGGGTTCGCCGGTGGCCTGCTCATGGAACAGGTGGGCACTGGCCTGGGGTTTGAGGGCGCGCAGATCGGCGGCGACGGCGGTAAAGGCGTCGTCGCTCAGGCTGAGATAGTGGGCGGTGCTGGCGTCGGTGACCGGGCGGCCGAGGTCGCGGAACAGGGTCTGGACGGCGGCGGTGCGGGCGCTGAGTTGGACCGCGGCGAGCGTGGTCTCGGCGGCGGTTTGGGCGGCGCGCGCGGTGTCGCGCTCGACGGTCAGGGCGCTGACCTGGGCTTCCAGGGCGGCGAGCCGCGCGCTGGTGTCGGTGTCGTCGGACATGGAGTGTTCCTCAGAGGATAGGCGCCGCGCGGTAGTGGCGGCGAAGAAGTTGGCCTGGGTGGCGCGATCGGCGCCGAGGGCGACGACCGAGACTTCGCGCACCCATCCATGCCGGAGCACGGTGACCGGGGCGGCGAAGGTCTGACCGTTGAGTTCAATGGTGCCGGTGCGCCGTTCTTCGGCTTCGGCGCCAAAGAGCCCGATGGAGAGCTGCCAGTCGAGCCCGCGCGTGGCCTTGCGAGCGATGTCCGCGGCGGTGGGGTCGAAGTCACTGAACAGGTCGGCGGTCAAGGTGAGCGCGGCGCCGTCGTGGGCGAGCGCGGTGACGATGCCGATGGTGGCGGCGCGGTCGTGTTCGTAGAGCAGGGGCGCGGTGGGTTCGAGCGCGGTGCTGGCCAGATCGATGACGACCGGCTGGTCCCAGTGGGTGATCAGTCCGCCGGAATAGGCGATGCCGGTGAGACGGGTCGGCAAGGCGTTCCCGTCGGTCGGGGCGAAGGCCAGCGGGGCGGTGAAGTAGAGGACGGGCGCGGGGGTAGTCATGGCGCGCAGTCTGGCGCGCGCCGGGGCGATTGTTTAGAGGGAAATAGTTCCCTAGAGAGGCCGGAGGGGTTTTAAACCCCGTCCGACTTGGGTGTGCACCCTGGGCGTTTTGTCCTCATGAGGATCGACCGGAGTCCTCACGAACTCGGTGAGGATGGCTGACATGATTGAATCTCTGGGGGTGAAAGGCGATGCTGGTTGGGTCAGAGTTAGCAGCGACGTTGGGCGTGGCGCACCAGTTGCTGGCTTGGATTGAGGCAACGCCCTGCCTCTACTCCCATCTGAAATACAATAATCTCCCATCCAATATCTCTTTGTTTCGCTTGCGATAGATATATTTTTCATCTGTCGTTGCGTAATTTGTTCGGCCCATCCAGGCCCCTTTCGCCCCTGTTCGCGCTCGAAGACGGCGATACAGGACAGTTCGCCAGGCGGCGACTGACGATCTCGGGGCCGAGTAACAGATCGGCTTGCACGTTACGGGCAGGCCGGGCGCCGCGCCTGGATGGCGGCGGCATGGTTGAATTCCAATGGGTGAGTGGTTATGATGAAATCAGTTGGAGTACCGGAAGGTCGGCTGTCGGCTCGCGCGGGAAACGACAACAAGGCGCAGGACAGCACTGCGCCTTATCTTTTTTGGTTTCGGTAGACAAGAATTCCAGTACGCTTGGTCTCGATATAGGCCATGTTCAGGCTTTGATACCCTGACCAGCCCTCCCACGCCTTCCGCCCACCCTTAAAGACGGCCATGATTGCCGTTGATTGCCCGCCGATCAGATACCAGGCCAGAAAATAAAGTGTCTGGTCTCCCGCAGATCCTTTGGATAACCAGATTTCGTCGGGGGCTTTGATGGTTTCGGCGATATACGGCACATACGGCGCTCGCCCCTCCTTGTCGATTTTTGTCGCGCCTGTTTTGTGGTTTGTGAATAACTGCCCTGATACCGCCAGTGCGTGGCCGGATGGCGCTTCGATGATGGCCGTGCCATCCCATTCCTCGCCAAACTCCCGCATGAACCGCTCCAGATAGAACCGCTCAGTCTGGCCTGTCGGTAATAACGGGATATCGACCCGCCTCGGCTCCGGCATCTTGCCGCCACTGTTTGCGACCGCTTCAAGCATTGCCAGATAGTCCGCACCTTTGCCCTGGCACCAGAGCTTACTCCCCCCGCGCTTGCTAGCGAATTGACGCCCACCGCACTCCTGGCGTCGCTGCGCCATCGCCCGCCGCACCCCCTCAGTCGGCTCGGCGCAAATGTCATAGTCCCAGCCCTTGTCGGGTTGGGCCGCGGCGCGCGCGGTCGCCGCTTCCTGATCCTGCATCCGCTGGGCGTCGGCGTCGATGAAGCGGGCGGCCTGGCGCTCGGTCAACGCGATGAGCCGGCAGCGGCATTGATAGCCGTTGGGCGGGCGCCAGGTCGACCAGAGCGGGTCGTCGTGGCGGGCGACGACGCCATCCATGGCGGCATGCGCGGGCCGGGTGCGGGAGTCGTTGACGGCATCATACATCCGGTAGGGGAAGTCCTCGACCGCGCGCCGCTGCTGCTCGCAACGGCCGCGGGCGTAGTGGCTGCCAATGTTGGTTCTGAACACGTTCTCGATCCGATGCGCCGGCAGGTCGAGGCGGATGTTGCCGGCGGGATCGGTGGCGCGCTTGGCCCAGGCGCCGAAGCTCTCGCCGTTGGCGGTGGCCTCGCTCAGGCTGTCCATCACGGCCTGCAACTGGTCGAGCTTGGCCAGGCCGGCGATGCTGAAGGCCATCGAGCGGGCCAGCCCTTGCAGCTCACCGTAGTAGACGTCGGGGAGCACCACCTGGCGCGCGCGCGCCCAGGCGATGGCCTCCAGGAAGGGTAACGGCTTGAGGTCGGGCATGGTTTAGAGGGTGACCCCAAGCCGCTGCTCGGCGGTGGTGTAGCCGAGCACGTCGGCGGTGAACAAGGCCCGCTCCAGCAGGTCCTGGAATGCGCCGGCCTCGGTCCCGGTATAGAGCGCGGCCAGGCGTTCGGCCAGGTCCGCGGGGCTGTCGGCGGCGCCGATGACCTGGCGCAGGGTGGCGGCGTCGATCGGGCTGGCGGCCTGGGCGAGGGCGGCGGCGGTCAGGTCTTCGACCAGTTGTTGATCCTGGGTGAAGCGTTGGGCCGGGCGGGCGGCGAAGGAGCGGTCGATCTGCGGAGCACGGAGCGCGACGGGGGGCGCTGGCGCGGCGACCGGGAGCGTGAAGTCGCCCGGCTCGAAGGGGTAATTGCTGAGCAGGTATTGCTCGGTGAGGGTCAGGACCCCGGCCTCGACCAGTTGGGCATCGCGCGCGGCGCGCTCAGTCTCCAGCCCCTGGTCGTCCTGCAGGATGAAGGTCGGCGGGGCGTCGGGCAGGGTGTTAAGGGTCCAGAGGGCGTCGATCAGGCGTTGCACGGTGCCGGTGACCAGCCGCAGATCGGCGCGGCGCTTGTCGTCGCGGACTTCATTATGGATCTTGGCCGCGGCATAGGATCCGCTGGCGCCGACCTGACTGGTGAGGGTCTGACCCAGGATCAGGCGCTGGATGCGGGCGAGCAGGGCGGCTTCCACTTTCTCGAACTCGCCGGCCGCGCCCGAGGTGACGGCGGTCAGGTCGCCCTGGCCGTCGACCAGAGGGACGGCGACCACGCTCTCAAAGCCTAAACCCTGCATGCCGAGCACCCAGGCGTCGAGCCGGGCCTGATCATCGCCGGCATCGACGCCGCGCACCGGCACGCGCCCGAGCAGCAGCGGATCGGCGAAGCGTTCGAGGAATTGCATCCAGAAGCGCCAGCCGTTGTGGCGGAAGAACCAGGGCCAGTAGAGCCGCGACAGCAACGCCTCGCCGTAGGGGTTGCGGTAGGTTGGCTGACGGCGGGTCAGGAGGAACTTGGCGGTGGTGTCGACGGCGACCGGCATCCCGCCGTTGGGGGCGGTGTACCAGAGGCTGTTGTCGCGGCGCGGCTCGAACCACTCGAGCGGTTTCTCCTCCACGAACGCGAGCCCGAGGCGCGGGGCGCCCGGCGCGGGCGGGCGGTAGACCGCCTCCAGGACGCTGAAGCCATAGGGCACGGCCGACCAGGCGCCACGCAGCAGTGACTCGATGTGGGGCGCCAGTTCGGCCCACAGCCATGCGGCGGGCTCGCTGTCATAGGGCTCCAGTCGCCAGGGGGTGGCGAGCACCGCCTCGCGGCGGGTCTCAAGCGCGGCGCTGATCTCGTCGTCGGCCTCGAGCTTGCGCAGTTCGTGCCGCCCCAGTTGCTTGGCGGCGAGCATGACGTCGGGATCGGGGAGCCGCGCCAGCAGGTTGAGCACGTCCTCGATGGCGACCGGACGATAGAGGGTGGCGGCCGGTTTAAGCATGAATTCGCTCCTGATCGCGGCGGATGTTGCGGATATGTCGCACGCTCAAGCCGTGGCGGCGCGCGACTTCGGAGGCCGGCAGGCCGCGCGCCAGGTCGTAGAGGATCTGGCTTCGACGCGCGCGGGCGGCGGCAGCGGCGCGGCTGGGGAGTTCCAGCGTTTGCCCGGCGCATACGTCGCACAGGCGGGCGGCGGCGGCATGCCCGAGCGCCAGCACCAGCGGCGAGCCGGACGAGGGGCAGGCCGGGACATAAACCGGGATGCCGCCCAGGCGCTCGACCAGCAGCGCGGCGGCGGCCTCGCCCAGCAGGTGGGTGAGGTCGGCGTAGTTCATCCGATGGACCGCTTGCGGGTGCCGGCGATGGCCGTGGCCATGACTTGCTGCCGGATCAGTGGCTCCAGGGCGTACCGTATTGCGTCTGGGAGATGGTCATGGCCGCTGGCCAGTTCGGGGCGCACGTCGCCGGTCAGCCGATCGACCTTGAACGACCACAGTCGGCATTCATCCGCCGCATGGGGACAGCGCGGATGGATGACGATGCCCGCATAGCCACGCAGATGGGCGACGCCATCTTCCACTGAGCCCGGTCCCTTCTTGGCCCCGACGATCTTGAAGCCCTGGCGCTGCAGATAGCTGATGGTCTCGGGACGCGCGGCGTCAGCCCGGATCAGATGCTGCCGTGACCCCGGCACGCGGTCGAAGAAGGCCGGCAGATGATCGATTTCCACGCCGATCCCCCAGGCTTCATGCTCCACGTACAGCGTCCGGTCATGGATCCACAGTCGCACCAGGGCGGTCGGGTCCTCGGCAAAGCCCCAGTCGGCGCCGTAGTAGGGTCCATCCCAGCCCGGGTTGGGCGTGAACGCTGCGACCTGCACCTTGCCCTTGAGCACCTGGGCGTCGGTGAAGCGGCGACACTCCCCGTCCCAAACGTGGGCGTAGGCGTCGAGATCGGTGCGCAACAGCCACTCACGTTCCGCCGGCAGGCTGGTCTGGTCAAACCAGGGGTTTTGATCCCAGTTGACCTTGCGTACCAGGGAGCCGGCGGGGGGGTTGAGCGCCAATTGATGGACCGGGTCGGTGTCCTGGTCCGGGTTGTAGGCGATCCAGATCTCGGCGCTGGGTTTGCGGATGGTCGGGGTCAGGATCGCCAGGCTCTTGGCGCTGATGGTCTGTCCTTCCTCGATCAACACCAGGTCGACCCCCTCCAGCGATTTCAGCGCGCTGGCGTCGTTGCGCAGCCCGCGCAGCCCCTTGAACAGGAATTCAGAGCCGACCGTCGCGGTGATTTTTGACTCCAGAATGCGGTAGTGCCCGGTCAGTCCCATGGCGGTGATCTGGTCCTCGAGGAGCTGGTGGACAGAATCCTGAATGCTGTTCTGTAGCTCACGCGCGCACAGCACCCGCACCGGCACCCGCGCCGCGCGCAGCAGGAGCAGGCGCGCGAACGCCCACGACTTGCCCGAGCCGCGGCCGCCGTAGGCGATCTTGTAGCGCCGCCCCGGCCGGGCGGGGAGGAACTCCAGCGCCCACGGGGGGAGTAATTCACCGAGTCCACCCAAGTTCATCATCCGTCAGCGTCCGACCGCCGAGCTGCAGCACCAGCGACCCGCCGGGGGGGCCGGCGGGCGGGTCGCGTTCGTCCATGTTCCAGGCAATGCGCTCCGCCTTCTGACGGATGGCCAGCATCTCGGCGCTGATCTTGGCCGATTTGCCCAGGTCGAAGTCGGCGGCGATCCCGGTCACGGTAAACGTCTGATGGTGCGTGTCCCAGTCATCCCGATGGCGGATGATGATCTGAACGGCTTGATCGGCCGCGGCGTCGATAATTTCCGCCTTTCTTTGGGCCGTGGCCGCGGACACTACGCCGGACACCTTTTCGGACACCTTGCGCCGAATGAGGTCGGCCACGTCCGACCCATCGCCCCAGCCTTCACGCTTGGACGCTTTCACGACCGCGTTTTTCGAGACCCCGATCTGGCGGGCGACCTCCTCGAATGACGCGCCGGCCTCGCGCAAGGCGCGCCCTTCAGCCCACTGCTCCGCCGTCAGTCGTGGCATGGGTGACGACTACCGCCCGCTCAACGGCTGCCAGATCATGGTGACGACCGTGCCTAACACCGTCAGCAAACTCATGAGAAGCCAAATCAACAGCGACTGTTTTTCTTTGGCATAAGCGACCTGGGCCGCCGCCATGTCGTCGCGCGCGATGCGGGTCGACTGGGCAATGCCGTCGATATCGTGCAGCAGCCGTTCATTGTCGCGCTCGATCTTCGCGATCCGCTCGCGCAGTTCGGAGACCTCGGAGCGCAGTCGCCCGATGTCATCCCCGGCACGCTCACCCAGGGCTTCCAGGCGCGCGACGCCACGGATCATCTGTGAGTCTTCATTGATGCCAGACATCGTTACTCTCGGTCGTAATCAGCATGAAGGGAACATCCCGGGTGGGGACCGGCCGATGGTGTTCGGCGCCGCGCCGACAACGATGCAACTGTTCGGCGCAGGCGGTCAGGCAGTTCGCAATGGTGAGGTCCGAGGGGGGGCGAATCAGGGCCGAGGTGCGGAGCACCGCTCCGCAGCGGTCGACCGTCTCCGCCAGGTCTGAGAGGACACGTAGCTCTTCGAGCGTCATTTCATCTCCGCGCTCAAGGCGTCCAGGGTGCTGTCCGTCAGGATGCCGGTCACTGGCAGGTGGCGCGCGGCCTGGAACTCACTGACCGCCCGCGAGGTCGTCGGGCCGAACGCCCCGTCGATGGGGCCGGGCCGAAAACCCAACTGGGATAGCCCGTGCTGGATGGCCCGCAGGTGCTCGCGCGCCAATTTGGTGTCGTAGTGGTTTTTGGCATACGCCTTGCCGTTATACCCAGCCGCGAACAGCGCCCACTGCTGGCGCCGCAGATGCCCATCCAGGCCGGCGTGGATGACGAAGGCGACGAACGCCAGCAGTTGCGCGCGCTCGCTATGGTGCATGGCGGCGACGAACGCCTGGACCGAGCCGAACCCACAGGCGGCGTGATTGAAGCCCATGAGCTGGAACATGCCCCAAGAGGTCGAGCGCAGGGCCGCCTCCTCATCGAGCGCGATGGCGCGTCCAAGCCGCTCATGCTCGCGGGCCTTGGTGTAGCCGCCGGGTGAAGGATTCGACAGGGCATTCAGGCCGTGCGCGCCCTTGGTCTCGCGCCAGAAGATGTGGCGCTCGAACAGGATGACGGGCCGCCCCTGGGCATCGAACCCGGCGCCGCGCGACTCGACCGCGGCGACCGCGCGCATCACCGCCACGGTGCAGCGTAGCTGCTGAGCCGCCGCGCTGAAATCCTCAGGTGTCAGCGTCTGCATCCTGCCCCCTCCAGATCTCGCGCAGTTTCGAGGCGATGGCGGCGACCACGGTGACCAGTGCCAACACGCCATTCAAGGTAGCCGTCCACTCGTTCAGGGCACCAGACGCGACCGCCGTCAGGCTCAGGCTGGCGCTGGCGCTGCCGGCGACGGCGGCCAGGACGCGGCCGCGCAGCAGTGAGGTAAGCCATGAATCCGTCATCGCGCATCTCCATCAGGATGAGTCAGGGCACACTGTGCACGCGCCGCCCCGGGTGTGTCCCCTAAACCATGTCCGCACGGCGCGGCGAGGATGCGCCGGAGCTGGCGCGGCGAGAGCGCATGACGCTGCGCGCAGTCGACGCGGTCGACGCGGTCGGCAGCAGCCGCCAGTTCCCGGCGGATCGCCGCGTCCCGCTGGCGCCGCGCCAGCGTCCGCAGCACCGGGATATAGAGCACCCCCCCGCCGAAAACGCGCACGACCTCCATCACCGCGGCGTCCGGGTCGGGGCAATGGCGCGCCAGCAGGGCGTGCAACTCGACGAGGATCGGCGACCACGCCCAGGACGTCAGCGCCGCGGCGTTGATCTGCTCGTCGCGGGGGGTCATGGTCATCGCCCGCCCTCAAAACGGGATGTCATCGTTGAAGTCCGGATTCCCGCTCGGCGCCTGGGCGGCCCTGGATGCTGCCTGCCGCTCCCGGTCGGGTGGTTGGCGCGCCTCGCCCCCGCCAGCGTCGCTATGGGGCTCCTGGTGGCTTTGATCACGGTCCTTGCCGCCGAGGAAGGAGAAGCCCTGAGCGTTGACCTCCAGGCTCACGCCGTCGCGCCCGTCCTGGGTCTGGTATTTGCGCAGGCTCGGCTCACCCGTCACCAGGAGCGGATCGCCCTTGTGCAGATAGTTGGCGATGGTTTCGCCGCGCTTGCCCCAGGCGCTGCAGTTCCACCAGGTAGTGCGCTCGGTCTCGCGGTTGCGGTTGACGGTGGTCGCCAGGCTGAAGCTGGTCACCGACTCGCCGCCGGGGGTGGTGCGGGTCTCGGGATTTTTGCCGAGATGGCCGGCGAGGGTCACAGAGGCGTGGTTGGGCATGGGGTTTCCTGAAGGGGAGAGATGGATACGCTCAAGCCGCCGTCGGGGAGGGGCGTCCCGATCCGGGACGTGACCTGGGTGACCTGCTTGTCGTTGGCGTAGGCGAGGCCCTGCAGGGCGTCGAGGGTGAGCTTGATCGGGGCGTCGACGTCCAGCCGGGTGTCGCTGGCGCGCCCGGACTGGGTGGTGCGCGGGTGGAGGGTCATCTCGACGCCGACGGGGCCGGCAAGCGGGCGGCGCACCCCGGCCACCAGCAGCCGCAGGGCCACCTCCTGCTTCCAGGCTTTGGCCGCGGCCGACAGCACGATCCGCCCGTCCACCACCCGCCACAATCGATTGGCGGCGATGGGATAGGGGAGCAGGAGCCGGGTCATGCGTGGTCCTCGTCTTCCGCTTCGTCACTGCCTAGCTCATAGCTGAACCACCGGCATTGCTGGCCGCCATCCCGCGCCGACGGGAACTCCCAGAAGCGGCCCGCGGCGCAGCGCCGCGGGCGGTAGTGGGCGCAACTGCGGCAGGTGAGCCGCATCACGCCGTCTCCCGGATCTCGCGCTCGGCCTGCAACCGCTCCAGGGCGGCGGTGGCTTCACGCTGGCGCTGGGCGAAATCCTGCCGTTCGGCCGCCGGGTCGCGGTCCGGTGACGGCCGCGCGGCGCCCGCGATCACGGCCCGCAACGCCGCCAGCCGCTGGCGCGCGGGGGCCTCCGTCGGCGCCGGGAAGTCGACCACCTTCCCGGTCAACAGTCCCGCCACCGCGGCGGCTGGTCCGGCCGCGGGCGGTGCGGGCAGATAGGCCTGCACCTGCTCCAGCGGCAGCCGTGCGAGCCGGAGCGCCTCCTGGGCCACCTGGGCGCGCTGCTCGGCGTCCCAGCCCAGCGACAGGGACCAGCGCGGGGGCGTCCCCGCCGCGCGCCGCTGGGCGACGATCCGCTCGTAGGCGCCCTTGAAGGCCATGCGCGCCCCGATCTTGTCGCCACCCGCCCACACTGGCGCCGCGACCGCCACCGCTTCCAGCATCTCGTCGGTGGCGCAGACGGTCGCCGCCTCGTCGAAGGTCCCGAGCGCCAGCGCCCAGGCTTCGTCGGCGGATAACCGCGCCGGTCCGGTCGACGGCAGACAGCCCAGCACCGCCGCCGGGGTGGGCGGATAGCGACCCTGGTCAGGGTCCTGGACATAGCGCGAGAAGGCCGCCTTGACCGCTGGCAAGGGGTACGGCGCGAAGGCGCCCCACCAGAGCGTGATCGAGGCCGGCGAGAGTGGGCGGGCGTACAGGTCCATCAGGCCAGCCAGCGCGGTAGCGAACTCGCCACGATCAGGATGATTCACGGTTGAAAACTCCCTCGATGATGTCAGCGGTGGGCGGCGCGTCATGGTTCAGCCATGAATCCAGCACGGAACGGTTGCGTTCGGTCAGGGCGGCTTTCCCGTCGACCGTGGCGCGGTGCGGGGTCGGCGCCGCGAACTCATCCTCCCAGCGCCGGCCGTTGAGGTAGGTCGTGGGCAGTGGGGCGTAGCCGCGCAGCCACTGCTGGTCGTCCGTCGCCCGGCGCGTCACGTCGGTGATGATCATGTCGGCCAGTGCGTCGAGACGGTGGCGTTGCCAGGCTTGCATGGCTTTGTGCCGATCGCGTTTGCGTTGCCCGGTCGGCCAGGCGTCCCAAAACTCGCCGAAGCGCGATTTTTGGGCGGCGCCACACAATGGAGCTTTAGCTCCATCTTCTTCCTCCGGCATATCGGATACCGGAGGAGTGCCCCACTTCGCCCGGTCGTGGTCTGCCCCACGTCTGCCCTGCTTCTCCTGCTGTCCCGCGTCAGCACTGGATTCCGGTCTGCCCTGCTTGGTCTGCCCCACGTCTGCCCCACGTCTGCCCCACTTATCCGAGACGGACGAATCCGTATCAGCCAAGGGCAAGTGAAAAACGAGCTGACGATCGGCCGCGATCCGCTCAATCAGGCCCTCACGCTCCAGAAGTTCGAGGGCGTACCTGACCGCTTTCGGCGTTGGGTCGCCGTAGTCGCGGCGCCCCTGCCCGTGCTCGACGTGGAGCATTTCCGCGATACTCTTGAGCGAGACGCCACGTTTCATCCCGACCGTCCCGGTGGCGTAATCCATGTACGGGCGCAGCGCCCGCAGATAGACCAGTTGCGCGATCCAGGGCAGACCATGCAGGGCGTCATCCTCGGCCTCATTCCATTGGGTGCGCATGACTGGCCTCCCGCCATACCCGCCGCACGGCATCCTTGAGCGCCGCGGTCGCGGCCTTCCCATGGCGCCTGAACCAGGCGTCCAGAAAGGCGCGCTGGTCGTCCAGGGTGGGCAAAGCGGCGACATAGCGCGCCAGGCAGTCCCGCCGGAACGCCGCGGTCCAGGTCGGCGCCGGGGCGTCGGGACAGCAGGTATCGCAGCGGCAGGTGCTCACCACGGAAACACCCGCGCCAGGTGGCGCTCGATGTCGGCGTCGGTGATGCGTGGCCGTGGCCGTTGCGCCACGGGCAGGTCCGCGATGAGGGTGAAGCTGCCGGGCGGGCGTAAGCGCTGCCCCCGGATGTCCGGGGCCGGTTTCGTCCGTGCCGGCCGGCGATTGTCCACCTGGAATTTGACGCCGCACGGCTGGCAGAACCGCACGCCGTTGGCGTGGCGGTTCGCCACCTGGCGATGGGTCATCTCGACCACGGCACCGCAGCAGGTGTGTTTCACGAGGTACACCAATTCGCCAGCGGTCGGCCCCGATTGCAGGATGCCCATGATCTGGACCGCGCCCAGGACCGCGCCGAGGGAGTGCGGGGTCACGCTCATGGCGCCGTCTCCGGCGGCGGGGCGCCCTGCTCCCACGCCTCCAGTTGCGCCGCCGCTTCGCGCAGGAGCTGCGCCAGACGGATCAATTCGTACGCCTGCCGATAGTGCCCGCGCCGACCGACCCCGCCGGCACTGGCGTCGAGTTGGATCGCCTTGGCCCGCATCAGGCTGGTCAATGGCGTCATCGTCCTCTGAGTAGTTATCCCCTGAGTCGTCATCCCCTGCCGTCCTCCGGCCCCGCTCCAGACCCGCACCCGCCGCTGTCTTCGGCTGCCATTGCCGCCGATACTGTGTCCAGATGCTGTTCCACCAGGCGCCGGACATAGGCGGATAGCCCGCGCTCGTCCAGGTCGGCCAGGTGGCGGAGGGCGATGTATTGCGAGCCCTTAAGCCACAGCCGAACTTCGTGGTCTGCCGGTTCCTTCATGCGAGTTCTCGGGGCGGGGAGTGGAAAGGGGCGACGACCGGTCCGGGCCTTTGAATAAGCCATGGTGCTCATGGATTAAACCGGCCGGTCGTCGGGGACATCAAGCGTCCCCGTTCGGAATTTCGGGCGGAGGCGGGAGCGGCATCCAGGCATCGGGCGCCAGCGCGGGGACTCCGGGCGCCTCGTGCGGCGGCACGGTGTACCACTCCTGGGTCCGGGCGTCGTGGTACGCGACCATCGCCCCGACCCCGGACCAGAACGCCAGCACGCGCTGTCCGTCGAGCGGCAGGTCATCGTGGTCGGGGTGCTGGAAGTGCCACACGGTCATCAGGCGGCCTCGCGGGTGGCGGGGGCCGGTCCGAAGATGTCCGGGCGGAGGTCGTGGCGAGAGACGCCTGTGGCCTGCTCGATGGCGAGCACATATTCGGCTGGGATGCGCGCCCGTCCCCACTTGCAGACGGCGTAATGCCTGACCTCTTTTTGAAGAAGTTTGCTCAGGCTGCGTGCTAAGGCGGTTGGCCCGCCCGCGACCGTGATCGCCCGAGCGAGTGCTGCTTGTGATGTGTTCATGTAGATAGTTTGTGTCGAAACGGCACATAACGCAAGCGCGATGTGCCGATTCTTCTCATGACATGTGCCGAAAAGGGCGCAACGATATGCTGACCAATAGCCGAAAAGCAGCACTGGAGCGATTCCCGCCATGGGAGAACAAAATGTCTACATTTCCGAAGTTAAAAACACTGGGGGCGCGTTTAAAATGGGCGCGAGAGCACAAGAATTGGCGCCAGGAGGATTTAGCGCTACATTCTGGCGTGAGTCGCGATGTCATTGCCAAAACAGAGTCGGGAACAACCAGAATGCCGAAGCAGCTAGGGAAATTAGCACATGCGCTCGAAGTCCCGCGCGCATGGCTTGCGTTTGGAGATGAGCGTGTTGAGGATTGGGACGAAGAAACTTTCGAGGTAGCGGACGCCTATAATCAACTCCCCGCGAATGTCAAAGGTGCAATACGTGAACTAATATTACAGTCACGATCCGTGCCAAGATAAAAACCAAACCATTCTCGAAGTACCAAAATAGCTGCCTTCACGGCGGCTATTTTTTTGCTTGACGTTGTGCCGAAAAGGCACTAAGGTTCCCCTCAAGTGCTTAATCGGCACATAAAAAACGGCACACACCGCCACCCAGCGGCCAACGGGGAGACCTCGATGCAAGACTTGGCGTTACCGATCGCTACCGTGCCAACGGTGGAACAGATCAACCTTGAATATCGACTTTCGCAGAGCAAGGCGAGTGAGGCCGTTCAGCACGCCGTCAACTGCGGCCTGCTGCTGTTGCAGGTCAAGGCGGGCTTGGCCCACGGCGAGTGGTTGCCCTGGTTGAAGGCCCAGCAGGAGAGCGGGGCGATTGAGTTCAGCGAAAGGACTGCGCAAGCATATATCCGGGTCGCCTCAAATCCGCAGCGCGCTGCGGATTTCAAAGCCCCCAGCATCCGCGCTGCCCTCGAACTCCTCACTGAAGAAAAGCCGCCCGTCGATCAGTCCGCGCTCGAACTGGAAACCGCCAAAGAGCGCCTAGCCCGCGAAGCGGCGGAAGCCAACGCCAAGGCTGAAGCGGAAGCGCGGGTTATTGCGGATCGCGACAAAGAAAGCTGGCGCGCCCAAGCCATCGCCGAAAAGAAAGCCAAAACCGAAGCCGAGCAGAAAGCCCAAATCGCCCAGGGCGAAGCGGCCACCCTGCGCCGCACCCTTGCCGCCGAAGCCGACAAGCTGGCCGAAGCGAAGATCCTCGAAACCCGCCTGGAAGTCAGCAAGGCCAAGGAAGAAGCGGACAAGCTCAAGGAGTCCATTAAGAGCCTCAAGCGCGAGCGGGAGGACGCGATTCAACGCGGGGTTCAAAACAAGCTCCGCGAACAGCAATCGTCACTCGACGCCAAAGAGGCGCAATTGGTTTCCATTGAGCAACGGATTGATTTCCTGAAAAGCCAACTGACACCGATGGAAGGCGCGAACAAGGCGATTGCCCATCACCGCCCACTGATCTCCAAGATCGACCATGACATCAATGAAATCGCCGTGTTCATTGGCGATGCCTTCGACCCCAGCAAATGCCCGACGCCCCCGGAAGCGATCATTCGCGAATGGGAGCACGGCGCGCAAAAGATTCGCCAACTGGCAGACATGATTCAGTTGGCATTACGTGGAGCCTTGCCGCATGAGTAAATCGAAGTCACTCACGATCGAGCAGAACCGGCGACAGATCGCGCTGACCGCCGAAGCATCGGCGCAAACCGCTTTGATGGAAGTGGTGTCAACGCTGAACGGCTATCAGGATGCCGATGGGAATGGGCCGAAGGAAGACAGCTTGAAGGGCATCATGATCTCGTCCGCGCGGCGGATCACGCTGCGGTACGGCTGCAAGATTCAGGAAATGCCGGAGCCGATGCTGTACCACGTTCAGACGCTCAAATTCGCCATGTCTGATGCGCTGTCGCAGATGATCCGGCGCCGCGAATCCTATTCGGACATCAAGGCGTCGCTCTGGCAGATGGTCGATCAGTATGCCGATGAATTCCATCGGAGAGCCGCGCATGCCAACGCCGCTTGAGCGCCGCATCAATGCTGGCGACCCGCGCCCGGAGGATTGCCAGTGGTTAGCTTTTCTCGACATGGTGTTTCGTGATGTCCCGCTCGGCGGCTTCACCGATCACGGCATGCCGCACGAAATGGCGCGGCGGCTGGTATGCCTGATTTCGCTTTCACGTCGATTCAATCAGCAGTCGGATCAATAACCGCCATCCAATTCACGAGACCAACACCATGCTCAAAGCCCGCCACCAATACGCCCTGCTGGCCCTGTTCCACCTCGCCCACGACGGCGAGCGGGTCACGCTGAACCTCCTCGCGGAGCGCATCCACTGTTCGTTCAGCTACCTCGAGCAGATCTTCGCCGACCTGAGAGCGGCGAACCTGGTGATTGGTCTGCGCGGCCCCGGTGGCGGCTACGTGCTGGCGCGCTTCCCGGAGCAGATCACCGTCGCCGAGGTCGTCCGCGCCTTGGAGGACGCGGTAGCTGATCGGCGCTACCGGCGCCAGGCCACGCCCGCCCTGGAGTTCATCGAGGCGTCGCTCGACAACGCCCTGGCCCGGATCGTCCTGAGTGATTTGGATTTTAGCGACCTGCCGCTGCGGCAAGCGGCCTAACCCGGAGACCCGCATGGACCACCTTGACCCCACGACGCGCGACTTACTCGAAGACCTGGCCGTGTTCCTCGGCGTGACCCTGGGCGCCGTGCTCATCGGCTCGGTGGCGACGGTGGCCGTGGCCTGGATCGCAGCATGAACGACGTGCTCCCCAACCTGGCGGCCGTCATCCGGCAACGCCTGCCGGTGTGCCACCCAGGGCCGCGCCCGGTGCCGGCTGATCTCGACGGCGAGGAGATCGTGGCCCTGGTCGCTGAATTCTGCCGGCTCAATGCCCGCGACCGCGCCGTGGTGATGCGCGTGGTCGAGTCGCTGGCCCATCACACCCTGACCGGAGATCACCGCGAATGATTGACCCGGACCCCGATGAACTGGCCACCCGCCGCTATCTGGCGGCGCGCTACCAACGCGCGCTGGCGACCTATCACCGCCAGCGCCATCACCACCCGGACCCGCGCGACCCGGAGTATTGCGCGCCTGATGAACGCCCCACTGACCCCAACGCGGAGTAAGCCATGATGACCGAACAGGATCTGCATCAGTACCGGATGACCGAGGGCGAATGCCTGATGTGCCCCGAGCCGGAGCCGTACAACCCGCTGGGCGCCTGGCTGATGATGTCGGCCATCGTCGTCTCGAATACCGGCATCGGCGTCGGCATCGGGTGGCTGATCTGGGGGTGGGCGGCATGATCCGCGTCACCCTTGACCTGCCCGATGAGCTGGCGCTGGCGCGGCTGTCGGCCGCCATGGCGTCGCAGGGCCTGCGGCTGCGCATGCGTCCCGAGCCGGTCCGTCCGCTGGCACCACTGGCCCCGCGCCTGGACCGTGCCGACGTGATCCCCTTCACGCATGCCCGTCGTCCGACCAGCCCCCGCCCACCGAGGAACGCCGCATGACCACCGTCGAACTCACCATGAATGCCTGTGGGCTGCTGGCCCGCGCCGGCTGTCAGGTCGTCGGCGCCTACGCCCACGTCTCGCCGCCACTGATCCGCGTCCGGGGCACCCCGGACCCGGCCATTTTTGTGCCGCGCCATGCCTATGCCATGACGGACCGGATCAATGGTGTGCGCATCCAGTGGGAGCGCGCCCATGGCTAACCCCACGGCCGAGTCCCTCCTGGTCCGCGCCCTCGACAACGGCGGCTATCACGGCCTCTACACCGGGGATTGTTGCTGCGAGATCGATGATCTCGTGGTCTGCGGCCTTGACCCCTCGTTCTGCCTGGCTGGCTATCGCCAGCCGGTCGCCGGCACGGATGAGTTCGTCATCGGCCAGGATCGGCCCCCACCGGCCGTCGATGACCGCCAACTGATCCTGCCAATTGGCCAATCCGACGAGGAGTCCGAATGATGGAGATGCCCGTGAAGCCCACGCCCAAGATCCACCTGATTCAGGATCAGATCCTCGCGCAGCTCGCCGCGGCGGCGGCGCCATTGACCGGACATGACCTGATTCAGTTGATCGAGCCCGAGCGCGATGACGACATCTACCTGGCCCTGGGCACGCTGAAGAAGGCGGGCCAGATCGAGGTTGCCGGGACGGTGAAGGGGAGCCGCAATCAGCCCGCGCGGCTGTATCGACTGGCGGAACTGGACGCGAGCCCGGCACCGCTGGCGCCCGCCGCGCTGGAACGGCTGTTGACGGTGCTGGAGCAGGAGGTGGCGCTGGTCGACGCCGACGGCCAGTCCTGCGTGTCGGCCTGGAGCGGCACCGAACAGACCGCCGGTGACGAGTTCACCACTGCCGAGCACGTCTGCGGCGGCCAGTGCGCGCCGCTCATCGCTCACCCCGTGGGGCCTCACGGCGATCCCATCATCCAAGCGATCGAACGCCTGGGTGAGCCGCGCTTTTTGGAGGGTCCGATGCACGCCGACCGGCTGCGCGCCCTGGCCGACTGTCCGCCGATCGCGAACAACGGCGACATCCGCGCCTGGCTGCTGGACCTGGCGGCGACCCTGAGCGAGCTGGCGGCATGAACCACCGTCACCTCGGCTTGGACTTCGCCGACTACCTGGCCCTCGATGCCATCTCGGCCCATGGCCTGATGCTGCTGGAGCGCAGTCCGGCCCACTTCTGGGCCGCGCGCCAGACGCCCCACGCCGCGACCCCGGCGCAGTTGCTCGGCACCCTGACCCATCTCTGCGTGCTGGAGCCCGACGCCTACCGGGACCGGGTGCGGGTCGCCCCGGACGTTGACCGCCGCACCAAGGCCGGCAAGGAGACCTGGGAGGCGTTCCAGGCCGAGACCGCGACCATCGTCGGCGCCCTGCTGGCCACCGCCGAGCAGGACGCCCAGGCGCGCGCCATGCGCGCGGCGGTGATGGCCCAACCGTTTGCCCGCGCCCTGCTCGCCGATGGCGCGGCCGAGGTCTCGCTGACCTGGGATCGCGCCGGCCTGGCCTGTAAGGCACGCCCCGACTGGCTGTGCGAAGGGCACGCGGTCATTGTCGACCTCAAGACCGCGCTCGATGCCGGCCCCAGCGCCTTTGCCAAGGCGTGCGGCCAATGGAAATACCACCTGCAGGCGGCCTGGTATCAGGACGCAGCGATCGCCTGCGACCTGGGCGAGCGCGCTTTCGTCTTCCTGGCGGTCGAGCCTGCACCCCCATACGCGGTCGGGCTGTACCAGCTCGATGAAGAGGCGCTGCGGGTCGGGCGTCTGCGTTACCAGCGGGCGCTGGAGACCTACCAGGCGTGTCGGACGGCTGGGCACTGGCCCGGCTACGACACCGAGATCAACACCCTGTCCCTGCCCAAATGGGCGCTTTAGGAGATCATCACCATGACCCTGCAATCCCTCGCCACCGTGCCTGCCACCGTGCCGCTACCGTCTCCAGTGACAACCGGCTTCTTCGATTTACAGTCGTTTGAGTTGATGCAGCGCGTCTCGAAGATGTTCGCCAGCTCCAGCATCGTCCCGGAAGCCTATCGCTCCCAGATCGAAAAGCTGGACCGCTACGGGAAAGTCAAGGAAACCCGCGACAACCCGCGCGCGGTGGCGAATTGTGCGGTCGCGCTGAGTATGGCGCAGCGCATGAACGCCGATCCCATGATGGTGATGCAGAACCTGCATATCATCGAAGGCCGCCCCTCTTGGTCCTCGCAATGGATCATTGCCGCCGTCAATAGCTGCGGGCGTTTCTCCCCCCTCCATTTCGAAATCGAGGATAAAGGGCGCCGCGACATCGAATACACCGAGACCGCTTGGGACAATGGCGAGCGCAAAACGCGCACGAAAACCGTGACGGTCAACGATCAATCCTGCCTGGCCTGGGCGACCGAGAAGGCCACCGGCAACCGCGTCGAATCGCCGCGGGTCTCGATTGAGATCGCGGTCAAGGAAGGCTGGTATCAGCGCAACGGGAGCAAATGGCAGACGATGCCGGACATGATGCTGCGTTACCGCTCCGCCGCGTTTTTCGGCAAGCTCTACGCCCCCGAGATCCTCATGGGATTGAGCACCGTCGAGGAGGCGCGCGATGTCATCGACGTGTCGCGCCAGGATGACGGCGGCTATGCCGTCACGGTCGAGCCGGCCCCCAAGGTGGTTGACCTCAACGCCCGGCTGGCGGCGCAGGTCGAGACGCAGCGGCAGCCGGAGCCGGTCGCGGACCTGTCGCCAGCGGCCACCGCGCCCGTCCAGGAGCCCCAGGCCCAGACCCCGGCCGAGACCGCCCCGCTCATCAACGAACCGCTCCCCGAGTGGCCACAGAAAGACCCGGTGACCGGCCGTATCGTCGACGCGCGCGGCTGTCCCTGGCTTGAGGGCGCGCACTCAGACGGGCGCTCCGTCAACGCCGACGGCACCTGGCGGCGCAAGCGCGGGGCGGATCTGGACTGGATCGAGCGGGTGGAGGCGGGGGCGATCGCCGCCCAGCAGGCCGCGGCGAATCCTTCCGCCGCGGCAACGCTCGCCGACCCGGCGCCGGACGCGGCCGCGCCGGTCACCCTCGATGGCGTGCTGCGCGGGATCGCTACCGCCGAGACCCAGGACCAGATTGATGAATGGTGCGACCTAGCCCGGACCCTGGACCTGTACCCGGAAGCCGAACGGCGGGTGGCGCAGGCCGCGAACGACCGCTGGCAGGCGCTGAGCGCGCCGCTGGCGGCCGGCTGATCCATCACCCTGACGCCCGGCGGCGGCCGGGCTGGAGCACCCTATGAGTCTCGACGGCGAACCGACGACCAACGGCCCCACCTACCGGATCGATCGGCCCCTGCAAACCGCGCGGCTGTTGCCGCCCAACTACGTCCCGCGCGAGCTGAACAGCGTGCCGACGGTGCCGGCGAAGGACCAGCGCCCGGTCGCGAGCAATGCCGACCGCCGCGAACAAGCGGCGATCTCGCATGTCGCCTTTGTGGAAGCCAAGATCAAGCCGGCGCCAGTGGTCAAACCGCCGTGCCTATCGCAGCAAATCGCGTCCCTGCTGCAATCCCATCCCGCGGGGCTGACCTGGGAGCAGATCCGCCGCGATCCCCGCATCACCCAGGCGGATTGGGACACGGTGAAATTCCCGTGTTCCTCGCTGCTGAGCGGTTTTCGCAAGAAGCGATTGGTCGAGTCGCGGCCGTCGCCGGACGGGAGCTGGGTCAAGCTCTATGTGTGGGTGGGGGCTTGAGCGACTGGTTAGGCATTTTTGATGAGGTGACGAATGTTCATTGTTAAATCTGGACCTGGCTACGTGCTCGATGCCGAAACGCTGTTGATGACATCTGAGATTGAAGAAGCAAAGCGCATGGGCCATGGAGAAGCTGGAGAAGTTTCCAGCAGGATGGAAGAACAAGGATTTTCCGTTGAGGTCATGCGTGTTTCTTCTTCTACCGTGAAGCTGTGAAGCCTACGCCCGGTTAAGCGGCCCGCGCCGCGATGACATGGCGGATTAACTCCGCGCTGTCCGCGCGGGTCCGCTTGAAGCGCGTGTTAGAAGGCGCTGATTTTGACTCTTGACGAGGGCGCAAAGGATGAGATACGTTAAATGCGCCTCCCCGCACTGGGAGGCCAGGATTGGTCTCCTGAGAAGAGCGGCACAAGGCCGCACCATCGCGGCTTTTTTCATGCCCGCGCACACCCCGTTTTATGGGTGGGCCGGCCAGGGAGCCGCAAGGCTCGCCGGTGCTCTTCCGGTAGACCAACCTGTCCGGTCCACCCGCCCCGATTGGTCTCGGTGCTGGTGGTTCCTCCGCGAACTAAGAGCACTCTCAATGTCCAAATGCACCTGCACGCCTGGCGTTTCTCCCGGTACGCCTGAAGACCTGTTCGTCTTGCCGCCCGGCAAGCTCCCCGAGTTCCCCGTTGACGCGCTCAACTGCACGTTGAGCCGCGCATCCTCTGTGCTGCTCCTGCTGTCCGCCGATGGCGGCAGCATCAAGGACGGCTTCTCGCTACACCACGTTGATGTGATGAACGTCATCTGGTGCATCGAAGGTCTGCTTGAACAGGCCAAGATGCTGACCGAGCGCGCCCATCAGGATGCCAGATCATGAGCAATATCATCCCGTTTTCGTTCGAGAACCATTCTGTTCGCGTCCTGGCCGATGACAACGGAGAGCCGTTGTTCGTCGCGCGCGATGTCGCAGCCGCGCTTGGCTATGCCAACACCAACGACGCCATTTCAACGCATTGCCGTGGGGTCGCGGAACGCTACCCCATTGTCGACAGCCTTGGGCGCAACCAAGAAGCCCGCGTCATCCGCGAGCCTGACCTATACCGGATGATGGCCAACTCCCAACTCCCGACCGCGCAAGAGTTCGAGAAGCTTGTTTTCGAGGAGATCTTGCCGACGGTTCGCAAGACAGGCGGCTATCAGGCGAAACCAACTGGCGAAGTCCGACCGCTGATTGATGCTAACCGACTATTCCGCTCGAACCTGTCGATTGCCAAGCTGGTTTTTGATGGAAACCAAGCCCTGCTGTCAGCCAATCAGGCGACCTACAAGACGACCGGAACGGATGTGCTCGGCAACCTAGGCGCAACGCACCTGATCGCCAAGGAGCGCGACGCGCTGTTGACTGCAACCGACATCGGCGAACGGCTTGGCCTGTCTGGTCAGAAGGTAAATTTGATGCTTGAAGAAAAGGGACTCGTCTTGAGTTTCCGCGATCACAAGAACCGGAAGCAATACGAGATGACCGAGGACGGAGCCAAGCTCGGCGAGGCGTTGGACACGGGCAAGAAGCACGGCGACGGAACGCCCGTGAAACAGATCAAGTGGTATAGCCGAATCGTCGATTTATTGAAGGGAGAACAGGCTGCTTGATGAACTGGGCGCACTCGCTGCGGTGGGTGCGCCTTCTAACAGTGAATTAGACAGAAACCGTTTCTGCCTAACCCCATAACCCCAACCCAGCGAGCCCATGCAACGCCTCTACCAACCCGACGCCGCGGCCGCCTATCTCGGCATGAGCCGCCGATCGTTCGACGTGCAGGTCGCGCCGGACCTGCCTTACCTCCTGGTCGGGCGCACCGGCAAACGCTAC